ATTCTCTTTATCGTAGCAAACATAACAGTTGTCACAATGCTCACAATGGCACTCTTCACAACTCAGTTCGCGATAAAGATATCGGTCCACAATTAAACAACAACAGTCATCAAAATCAAAAATTTCGTCGTCATCGACGTACATAATTTCACTGGCAACATCACTATCTAATTCAAAATCAGATTGTGCTGTAGCCTGAAACTGATGTCGTTCAATTTCGCGCAACATGGAGTTATGCTGCACATAAACTGAACACCACTCAGGTGTCAGTCTCGGGTCATGTGAATAAATTTTATCACTAACCACCCACGTGTAATGTTCCAAATCAATCTTCTTGATTATCGGAATCTTAAACTCGTCTATCAAGTCAGGATTGTTTTGAATAAACTGTTTAGTGGTCAATGCATCCTGACAAACTTGGCGAAAACGAGCGCCATATTCAGGGTGCGATCCCATTGTAAGACAACGGTAAAAATAAAATGTTATTCTCTTAAATTCTGGTAAAACAGCTCGGAAATATCCGAGCACCAAAACAATGACCAAAAATAAAAATCGGAAAATAAACGGAACTGTAGTCTCTTCACGAATCGGTATGTCAATCATCTCCGATTGAGCTACGGCTTCATCACCATAACACATAAACTTCAATTCGTCATAAGTGGGTAAATTCTCTCTGTTGAGATAACCCCACAAATTGCGTCTATCTAACAATTTTGTCAAAAATGCACGTCTCTTATTAAACGTGCGGCGTCCGTATTGAAAATACTCACGACAAGCGCTGTCAATAATCTCAGCACACTGTTCATCAAGTGAAATTGTGCGAGATCTTGTACAAACAGTCAACATTTTCTTTATTGACTTTTCCTCCAACGGCGCTCGCATGAATTTATCTTCACGACGAACAAAATATCTTTTCAAAAAACTAGCTTCCATGATGTTAATAAATGGAACAGATTCAGATTCTTTATCTGCCATAGTATATACAACTCGATAACATGATAAGGCTCGACTAATAGAAACATGATTGAACTCGTCTATACTAGATGAAGCAATGTTATCATCACCATAAGTCAGCAATGAAAAGAAATCAAAAAAGTTGTCAAAATTAACATCCAAACCTTCTTCGCGTGCAATATGATTGCATGCTAGCATCATATATAAACAATTAACAATTGAATTTATGATGGTGGTTAATGAATGTCCAGATGGATTGGTGCCATAAAATTCTACGACTGTACCAAAAACGTTTGAAATAGGGTAAGCGACTTCTGTAGCAACAGCAGTCATAAATTTACGGTCTTCTTCTGAAAATCCCAAATGTTCTGCTAGGCCTATCAAAACTTCGAATGCAGCCATAACAACGGCTGGTTCCATCCTTTTATCAAAACTAGAATAATCACCTGCAATAATACGGTCGACACCGTGTTTAACAATGTGATTATATAAAACTGTCCAATCCTTTCCACAAGCATTGGCTCCAATGGCACATCCAAACTTATGTCTGAA